GAGCGGCTGGTACCGTGAAGAAACCCTGCGCAGTGGTTACGTTTACCAGATCTACGCTTACCTGCGTTCTCAGGTTGGGCGCGATGACGCGCTTGCCGATTGCGCCAGTGGATTGTTGCTGCATCCAGCGATCGGCCAGAGCGTTGACGAGACTGTGGTGATCCAGGGGAACCCTATTCGATTCGCTACCGTAGATCTGACTGCTTCGGCGGCAGATATGCGATCGCAGCTGCTGCGATTTGTTGACCCAATCAAGCCAGTGACAGGCCACTAAAGAGCATGGACCGGATCGCAATCGACACATGGGAAAACATAAAAACGGAGGGCTGGAGTGCCATTCTTCTTGGCAACGGCGCGAGCATCGCTATTCACAAAGAGTTCGCTTACCCGACACTCCATGGCGTTGCTGATGCAAAAGGACTACTCGCCACCACCGCGCCAATTTTCGCCAGGCTAGGGACAACCGACTTTGAGCATGTTCTGCTCGCATGCTGGTATGCCGAGCACGTCAACGTGGCCTTGGGAACTCCGTCGGCCGACATCTCTGCAGCCTATGCGGAAGTACGCACAGCATTGATCGAAGCTGTGCACAACGTGCATCCGGTACATGCCGATGTTGCCGCCGACCTACAGCGGGTGGGTGCGTTTGCCAGCGTGTTTCCGACTGTCGTCAGCTTGAACTACGACCTCACCCTGTACTGGGCCATGTTGCTGTTCAACTCAGCGAACGGGAGTTGGTTTAAAGACGCATTTCACGACGGGGAGTTCCAGACAGATTGGGAGTATCTGCGGCGGCCCTATGGGAACGCTGCAGGAGCAACATTGGTTTTCTATCCTCACGGCAGTCTTGCAGTTGCACGCGACTACCTGGGTGATGAGACAAAGATTTCTGTGGGCGCAGGAGCCGCAGGTGACCTGCTCGACACGATCACCCGCAGGTGGTCGTCCGGGAACTACGTGCCCGTGTTCGTTAGCGAAGGAACCAGTAAGCAGAAAGTTGCCGCGATTCGTCGGAGCCAGTACCTGACGAACGTGTATGAAGAGGTTTTGCCCAGCCTCGGAGATATTCTGGTCGTGTATGGCTGGAGCTTTGACGAAAGGGATCAGCACGTGCTCGATGCCATCTCGGCGAATCCGCCGAAACGGATGGCTGTCTCAGTGTTCACTGGGCAACCAGACGGAGATCAACAGGCGTTCTGCCACCAGGTGCTCAAAGCTGCTGGCCGGTCCTTGCCTGACACAAAGCTCACGTTCTTCGATTCGCAGAGCCCGGGTTGCTGGAACAATCCATGACGAGCCAGTAGAGGGGCTGCTGCACTTCTTCGAGTCTAGATGCCTGTCACCGCTCCGGCAGTCAGGAAGGTGATCTCCGCCTCTCGTCGGGCGACGAGACCTGGAAGTATCTTCCCGCCGCCGTTCACCCAGCGCCGTAGTTCCTGTCCAGCCGCAAGCCAGTCCCGCTGATTGACGCGCCGCCGAAGCGTTGATGTCTGCAGCCGCCCCGCGCCAAGGTTGAACGTAAAGTCCACGATGGCCGCGAGCCGCCCCTCCGGCTCGGTGGCCAGCACCGGGCAGTAGCGCAGCGTCGCCGCAAGTGCGGTCTCCAGATCGCGCGCCAGATACACCTCGGCTTCCGCCTCCCTAATCGGCGGGTGCTTGGGGTCGCAAAGGTGCCCGTAACCAATCGTCCAGAAGCCAGCGGGACAGATGTAGGGAACGGCGGTGATCTCGATTCCGCGTTTCACCCTGCGTTCGAATCCCTCGAAGCGCTTGGCCAGCTCAATGGCTGCTTTTGGCACCTCGATCACGACCGCACCCGGTCAAACACGCGCCCGAGGAACCAGAAGTTCAGCACCCCGGCCCATAGCGCCTGATCGGCCTCCGTCCAGGCATGCAGTATGGCCGTGCCCCAGCCAGCACCTGCAGTCACTGCAGCCGCGAATGCGGCCGTCTTGGCGGCGCAGTACAAGGCCATAAACCAGTAGGTGATGACCGGGCGAACGCTGCAAGACACGGCATCGGCCCAGCGCACGCCGGTTTTTTCGCCCTGCGTGCGAACGGCTTCTCGCAGTGTTTCGATGGCTCCGACGTTCCACGCGGCATCGGCTCCCGCGCCGATTTCCGACATTCGCTGCGCGCCACGCAGTTTCTCGAACTCCAGCGCCTTGTCCTGCATCGCCAATTCGTGGCCGCGCTCGCCTTTGCGGTCGAGCCATTTGAGAATTTCAGGCGCGAGACGGAAGGCCCCGCCGAGCAGGCCACCAAGCAGTGTCTCGATCATTGCGGGCCTCCCATCAGTTTCAACTTGATGGCGGCCCCCACCAGAAGCGCGGCCAAGATGCCGGTGGTGATGACCTTGACAGTGGTCTGCCACGCGGTACGGCGGGCATCGCGCCAGGCTTCGAGCAGGTCGCGCAGTTCACGGATGTCTCGTGCTGCGTGGCCGTTTTCCAGGCCAAGGTGGGTCAGGACACGCTCGGCCCCGCGTTCAGCGGCGCGGTCGAGCAGTTCGTCGAAGTCCTCGCGTCTCAGCAGGAGCATGTTCTCGACGAGCGCAGGCTGTTGTTGTTCGGGTTCGGTCATAGCAGTCTCCAGAAATGCGAAACCCGCCCAGTGCGTGAACACATGGGCGGGTTTCTGGTGGGTACGAGGAAGGGAAATCAGATGGCCAGGCCAGCGCTCCATCCAATGGACTTGTAGGCCGAGAGCTTGGCCTCGTCCTCAATGAAGCAAAGCCAGCCGATCTTTGGCACGTGGTACTCCCAGGCATCGGCGATGCGCACGGCGATCTGGTTGGTTTTGCCTGCCCACACGCCCGTAGCAGCCGCAGGCACGATGTAGCGGTCGCCGTTGGCGGGGCTGGCAGGTGGTGTGGTCAGGTCGCGGTCTTTCACGGACAGGCCGACCACCGCGCCGAGGCGCTTGAGGTTGGCGTCCATGCCGGTGTCCCAGCCACTTTCGCCGAGCGTCCAGCCGTAATTGAGTCCCAGGTTTGGGTCGGTTGATGACATGGTTTATCTCCAGAGATTCGATGCTTGGCCGATGGTTTGACGTATTCGCCGGACAGCGTCCGGGTCGCCGGTGCGGTGGCTTTGATGCGGGTGCTGTCGCCAGTGCCGCCCAACGATGGGCAGGTACAGCACGCCGCCGCGCTTGGCCACCAGCAGGGTCAGCAGCCAGTCTGCAAAGTTGTTGATGTCAGTGGTTTCCTTGAGCACGGCCTCTACGGTAGATCGGCGCATCACGATCAGGCCGTGCACATGACTGGCGCTGTTCGCGTGCTGCCAGCGGCTGTAGGCTAGACGCCGCACCGCGATGTCCTGGCCGTTTTCGTCGGTCAGCGCCTCGTCGGTATAGGTCATCACGGCCTGCGGGCAGGCATCCAGCGCATCGGCCAGTTGCTTGAAGGCACTGGCTTCGTACAGATCGTCGGGGTCGACAAAGGACACCAGTGGCAGAGTGCCTTGTGCGTAGCCTGCCGCGCGTGCCTCACCGATACGGCCCGGAATGCCGGGCAGAACGTGCAACTGGATCGGCGAGCCGTCGAGGCTGGCGATGCAGGCATCCCGCCATTCGGCAGGCTCGTTCAAGGTGAGCAGATGAACATCAATGCGCGGCTCCATCACACACCTCCCCAATACTGTCCCCAACGCAGGCCGTAGCCCGCGCGATCCATGACCCGCACCTGCGGCTGCCAGCTGCTCAAGCCATCGCGCTCGGCACTGATCTCCACCGTGATGCGGTCGCCCAGCGCACCGGCATCCAGCGCGGCCACTGCTGCGGTCCAGATGTAAGTAGTGCCGAGCAGTCCCGTTTCGGTGTGCGCCAGCACGCTGTTGCGATTGCGGATACGCAGCGTGTAGGTCACGCCCAGTTCCGGCCCGATATCGCCTTCGTCTTGCTGCACGAGGTAGGCGGTCTGCTGCGTGCGGTCGCGGTGAGCCCACGCGACGGTAAGGTCACCGGCCACCACGGCAGGCTCGGTCTGGCCATTGAGACGGATGCGACCGGGTGGATACGGCAAAGCCTGCCGACCGGCCAGCACCATCGGCTGCCCATTGGTGGCCAGCACAGGATCGCCCTGATCGGTCGACGTGCGAGGAATCGCACCCACGAACACCGATTCGCCCGGGGCGCGCTCCGCACCTTCGGATGCCAGCCATTCGCCGACACCGATCAGATGAGTCCCCGAGGGATGTGCCTGAGGTGTGGTGTCGAGCACGCCGCGTGCGAGATCAATGGTCGCGTTCGCAGCATCGAAGGCCAGGACAGCGACGGCCTCTGCAATCGCCCCACTGGCATCCACCAGATAGGCGTAGTCTCCCTCGGCCAGCCGCTCTGGTTGGCTGATGGCGGTCACCGGCACGCCGATGGCATCGAATTCGCTGGCGGGCAAGGCTGCATCGAGCGTCAGCAGTGGTGCGTAGTCCTCGCCCACAACGGCTGTGAGGTCGCCGCCGGACGTGCCGGTGGCCAGTCGCCAATTCAACTGCCCGGTGCCACCGGCTGCGGCCAACGCACCGAGATAGGTGTCTGTATCGGTCAGGTAGGCCAGCTCTGCACGCGACAAACGCCGGGCCAGCTCCCAATACGGCACCTCGACGGCCAGCACCAAGGCGGGCGGCAAAGGTTCGATGGTCGGCTCATCGACGTGCGGTGGCGGGGGCGACAACACGGTGTTGCTCATCCCGAACACATCTTCCATCGCTTCGATGCGTCATTCCCCCGCACCCAAGGTGCCGGTGTCGATGCCGGTGACGCGCACCACCATCTGTTCTACACCCAAGCGCGGCCAGTTCAGCAGGAACACATCGCCCGGCAGCGGCGCACGTTCCAGCGTGTCGCGTGCCACGGTCAGACTCATCCGGGCCAGCGGCGAACCCAAGGCGCGCAGGTCACGCAAGGCCAGCCGGGCAGCGAGTGGCCCGTAGTTGACGCCCGGGTAGTCGCGGCGCTGATTGATCACGCCGCCTTGCAACTGGATGGCGGCAAGATTTTCGACTGTGACCGTCGCATCACCGCCGGTTTGCCAATCGGTGTAGACGACGGTCAGTTCGTTGGGCAGCTCGCCCCATTGGGCGCGCTCGAAGCGTTCCAGCCGCACGATTTCGTCAGGCCCCAACTGCGGCAGGCTGTCGATCCAGTAGTCGTCGCGCAGCAGTTTCAGCTCAAACGTGCCTTGCTCCGGATCGGTGTAGAGGATGCCGCCAATGTGGTCGATGACCTGGCCGATGAAGCTCTCGATGGGCTGCTGGCGCGTCCAGATCAAATTGAGGCCGAAGCCCTCACTCGACAAAGCCCATGCCGCATTCCAGAAACTCCAACCGATGGTGCTCTGCGGATAGCCCATGCCCCAGTGCGGATCGGTGAGGCACTGAACCAGGATGTGCGCCGGATTCATGCCGACGCTGATCTCCTGTCCTTCGTTCTCATCCCAGATGCGGACTTCGGAATCTCCCATCCAGGCATGGTCATGCCAACCGGCATTGAAGCGGCGCACCCGCACCGCCCAAGGTTTGATGTAGGGGTTGTTGGCCGCGAACAGGATCTTGCGCGCCACCAAGGACAGCACGCCTCGGAATGCCGGAATGGCTGGCCCAAGGCGACTCATCAGATAGTCGTTGCGAGCTTGTCCAGCGTGACCCGGAAGCACATCGATGGTGCCGACCACGCCACCTTCGCGCTCGTCGCCGCCAAACAGAGTGGGCTTGTTGATGGAGAGGCTGGTGAGCCCATGCCCGTTCGGTAGCGGCGCACGGTCGGCATCACCCCACGCTGTACGGTCGCCCATCTGGATTTCCTGCACGGCATCGACCGGCCCTTGGCACAGGG